AGGTACTAATAACTTCTTCAAAATTTCCCCGCTGATAAGCCCCAAGAACATCATGGGATTGTGTTAAGTCAACTCGGTTCACCTAACATCGCCTCCTAAGAACTTCTTCATCTCGGCGACTACATCACGCTTATTGTCAGGCGGTTTAATTGTTGCAAGATCTGCACGGCTCTTAGGTGACAGCCCTAGTTGAATGCCAATCGCAGTTATTTGCTTAGAAGCGTCATTATATATGGCTGTGGCAGGATTGCGCTTATATCCCATGAAGTCTTTTCCAACAACGTCACCAGCACTGTTCTGAACGCTCTTATAAATCTTCTGCTGGACGCCATCTTTCTTGATAGATTCATAGGCTTCACGGTAAATTTCATAAGCGGTGCAATAGTTTTCAACCAAGTTAGCATCAATACGCTCAATAGCTGATTGTTGTTCTAAAACGGGTAGAACACGGCGCCACATTGCTTTGGCAATTCGGCCTAAGTAAGTTGGCGGTGTGGTCGGGAAACCGCCGTTGTGTTGGTCTTTATAAGCTTTCTTGACGATCTCACCCACCTCCTAACTTCGGGCTGACCCCCCCTAGGTAAAATTTTTGAAAATTTGATTTTGCCGCAAGACGACAGCTGGTGTGCGCTCCCCGACTAGAACGAGTATGGGGGGGCCAAAAAAATTCACGTTTGTCATTCTCACTAATGGCGGTCAATCAGTTCAACTATCCGTTTTACGTCATGCAAGTGTGGCGATCCCTTGAGCGCGTTGGCTTGGCCGGTGCCATAGTACATTTTCTCCCAAGCTGTCTTGGCTTGGTGGCATGCCTTGCAGCACGTGACAAGGTTAGACGCATCACTCATGCCGTTAGCATCAGCTTCGATTGGCACCACATGATCAACGATGTTTCCTTGTGCCAGCCTTCCACGTGCTTTGCAGTATTGGCATAGATAGTAATCTCGATCAAGCACCAGCTGTCGAAGATGCTTCCACTGTGGTGTCTTGTAGAACTTGTACTGTTCACGCTTGATGGCTGAACGATTGCGAGTGATATGGTTATACGTCCAATAGTCACGTTTGGTTTTAAGCGTAGCTTCAAGAGACTGGTGCGGCGTGCAGTAATGTGCCGGCCACTCAACCATATTGTGGCAACCAGCGGCACGACAACGATGTACTCTTGGCATGTATGTCACTCCTCATGCAATCCAATGACGATCGCCAGCCCTATCCAGAATACTAGCCAGATCATCCATGCAATCAGTGGCATGAATACTAGCAACCAACCCCATGCAATCAATCCGAATAGCTTGGCCAGCACAAAGACTAGCGTCAACAGCAATAAAAAGTAATACACGTATTCTTCCTCCAATATTCAGACAACGTGTTTAAATAGACGATTTGTTTATTCCTTCTATTGCATCTGTTCACCTGCTGAAATATAATGAATGTGAACAACAGTTGTATGTTGTTCACCCCCTAACACCCATTTCATTCATTACAACGATGTGTGTGCCCTTGGTCCCCCAACCGAGGGCTATTTGTTTGCATTATTTAATAAATATGTGAGATAATGCCAGGTAAAGGGAGGTGATATCTATGAGCTTAGATGGTAAAATTGATAGCACTAAGGACAAAATCTCCGGTAAAGCCAAAGAAGTTGAAGGTAAAGTTACTGGTGATAAGGCCCGCGAAGCACAAGGCAAGGCTGAAGGCGTACTTGGCAAAGTAAAAGAAAAATTAGACGATGCCAAAGATGCCGTTAAAGATACCGTTGATGATGTAAAAGAAAAGTTCGATAAAGATTAATCTCTTGACCGGCATTTGCCGGCTATTTGTTTGCACAAAAATAGCACCTCACCGTTTGGCGGAGTGCTATTAAGTGTTGCTGTGTTCCCTATTTTGTAAAACCTATTTGACGCATCTTAGGCAATTGCTGCTTTTCCGCTTGTTGCTGGTATACCGGTTCGTCAAGCGTAAGCAGTGATACAACATTTCTTAAGAAATATTTTTTCCCCAATTGGTTGTGGTCAACTATATATCCCTGCCCGTTTTCAATCTTAGGAACAACATTGAGATCGAAGTATTCTGGGCGTTCCTTAATTTCAATTGTTTCTCCATCCGCCATCGTTAAAATATAATGTGTCACAAAAATCACCTCCCAACAAATAGTACTCCAGCATGAACTGGAATACTACATTGAGGTGATAATTAAGGCACGAGAGTTGGATTCGAACCAACGGTTAATGACGTAGTTAAATGCGGCCGCATTCCTCCATAATCGTCATTCAGGGCAGGTGCTGTGTTTTAGACCACTCAGCCATCTCGTGCAACGCAACCGCCGGGATTCGAACCCGATAAACTTGCCCGTGCACTTGGGTAGTTGTCCGTGTGAGCCGTTAGGCCTTCAGTTGCTCCTGCTTCTGCTATCCGAGGCGATGGTTTCTGAGCCCTCGGTTGCGGTGGTTCCCACATTACCTTGAAGCGCAAGGCATGTGACCACGCTTTATATTCGCCCACTATACGCACTAGCAAACACGCCGGGCTTTACCGGTTATATCGCTGGTCGGGATTTGCACCCGACATGACACATTGTAGATGGCTTAGGAACGGATATGGTCACAATTGACTAACTCCACAGGCGAATTACTATTCATCTACTTTTTAAGGCTGGCAACTACTCAGTCCATTTATGTTCCGCCATTTACGTTGCCTTGACACCAAGCCTTCGTCTATCACCCATAGCGTTTACCTGTTCCGCCACAGCGATTTGCTCGCTCGCCCAGTGTCAGATGGGATCATCGCAAGCTGTGTCCGGTCGCTAAACTAGACAATGTGGCCGGCAGGATTTGAACCTGCAAGTGATCACCTTTGCTCGTCATCATAAGATTGGCGAACTGCTCTACCATTGAGCTACGGACCCTTTGGCTGTCTCTTGAAACATTGCGCTTAACGCTATGCTTCCGAACAACCAACTCCACCCTGCTACTCATCGTCATGGTAGGCTTATCGTGACATAGGCTTGCGCCAGAACTTCACGGGTGAAATTTGATGGGCGAGATCCTTACTAGCCCCATCTTGAGCACGTCTGCTGCTTTCGTCCTGTCAGTCCGCCAGGCTCGCTTTGGGCGGCCTGCGTCGGAGTAGCAGCTCCGGCTATCCGCTCCGGCTATCCATTGAAATTATTTGTGCGCACATTGTGGATATACACATAAAATATATTCGGCGGGTGGACAGATTTTCCGCCTATGCGATGCGGCGGAGTCGAACCACCGTTTTTTTGCCGTTCATCGCACCTGATTGGTATCGTGCTTACTCTATCAAATATAGCCGTTTTTTACGGACGTTTGGCCCACATTTGGCCCAATCATATTTAGACGCCCAATTCATCAGCCAGCGTCTCAATAAACGCTGACCGTTTGCGCTTAATAGTCGTAAGCCCTTCGTGCAGTTTGTCTGCTACCCCGTCCACGGTGAGGGTAGGATGTTCTTTGAGATACAGCTCATGGATAATCTGCACCGTGTCGGAGTCACTCCCAGCCAGACACCGCGTCACGGCATCGTACTGCTGCTGAATCGCGTGCAGCCGCCGATCATCGGATAATCGGATAAGCAATCGTTCCTGTCCGTTAGACGGGCTAGGACGACCACCACCGATGTTATCATCCTGTTCTCGCCACGGGTGCAGGATTTCGTCTTCCCGATCATGGATGTACTGGGGCGTCTTTGGATAGTCTTTGATAATCTGAATCAAGTAATTATATTTAGCGCGTTCCATTAAATCCTCCTAGTGTAAGCACGAAGAATTTAGTAACGGTGGTTAGTTGGCGACCGGAATCCGCTCGCAGTCTTGCAAGCCGTAATGATCAATCTCTGCTTCGGTGAACCGCGAACGTTCCTGCAACATACGACCACGCGTGGCCGTGAAAACTGCAAGTCCGTCACTATCTTTGTAGTAGTAGCCATTGTTGACATGTGGCACCTTGACGTTCCACCGCTTCGGCTTATCGACCGTCCATCCGATCACGTAGGCGCGCATGAGGCGGTCTTCGAGTAATGCCTCTTGGCCGTAATCTTTCGCGGCATTGTACGCATACTTACTAATGACTGCTGCGGGGCGCCATATGGTTGTGTCCTTAGCCTTTTTCAGCATCTCCGCTTCTTCCTCGCTCACCACAACCGGTTCTGGATTTTCCATCAACTCGACAACGTGGCCACCGTAACGCTTAGCGTACTCTGCCGGTGCAATCGGCTCATCAAACAGCATGGCGCGATCGACGTCACTGGTGAACTCAAGGCATACGCTGTCTAACACAAAACCATCATCATCTTCAATTACATACATAGTCATTCTGTGGCCTCCAAATCTGCAATACGAGCATCAAGTGCATCAACATAGGCCATCATTGCAGCGGCCTGAGTCTGCATCAGTTTTCGCTGCAATTTGCTCACATTAAGACGATTGATTTCATTATTTAGCTCACATGTGCGGCTAACCATTTTTTGGTACTCCCTGCGCAAATCGTTGATTACTGTTTCTGTGTCGTTCATTTTGCGTCCTCCTCGGCTTCCATCCTCCATAACTTCCACGAACAGTGATGCACCGCACAGTTCACCAGCTGCACACAGGCCAAACACCAGTGCCCGATTAAAGTGCAGTGTGACAATCATCCAGACAGTTAAAACAATCATGACAACTGCCAGGCCTATGCAGAGCGTGAAACCGTAGCTACTTAGTTTAGTCATCGTTGAACCCTGCTTTCTGCAACGCTTCGAATGGGTGCTGGCGGATAGTCGGCCATGATAGACCAGTTCGCGCCTTAATCTGCCGACTAGTGCCGACAATCGTGTGACCGTTGATTTTTACTTTGTACATCCGCTGGCGATTACCATGTGGAATGTGGCCTAGCATCTTTTCGCGTGCGATAATACGACGCACTTTATCAATACTGTAATAAACTTCCGACGCAATGTCGGTGAGTGATGCCATCGCCAAATACCGTTTCATCACAATTTCAACAGCTTGCGATTGTACTTCAGCAACCTCTGCGCGCTTCTTGCTCATCGGTTCGCGGTGGCTGACCGCGCTGTATTGCTGGATAGCGCGCATCTCGGGATCACTATCTGGGCACTTAGTCACGCTGCCGTAACGGTTCTCGACATCAATTACGGCTTGAATCATCTCCGTGCTGTTGTGGATATCGTGTGCAGTTGTTACCTGGCGCGCAGACAGCTTATGCTGATACACACTAGTTTCGCCGGATGTGAGCGTTTCAGCATTGCCCTCAATCGTCCTCATCAGTATCTGCCTCCGTGACTGCCTGTCCCAATACCAGCCGGATAGCCGTGCCGCCGTACTGCTTAGCCACGTTATAGGCGTGCTTAGCCTCGTTAAACACCATGGCGTGTGCGGGGTTACCGGCAAGGGTATAGCTCAGTTCCCCGTTATACCGTCCTACCCATGACTGGTCATTAATGCGTACTACATAGGCGTCAATGGCGCCTGGGGTTGGATAGTAATTTTGACGGCCGGTTGCGGTCATCTCTCCGCTCTTATACAAACTCATATCTATTCCCTCTCAATCAATTTCAAAGCATCGTCCACGCTGCGGCATACGCCGTACAGGACATTCGGTGCGCGCTTAGTAATCATCGCGGCGAATCGTTTCTGATCGTCACGTAATCGTCCACGCTCATTCTTGCATTCGATTAGTATCGTGCGTCCGTCACGGCAACGGATTCCGGTTAAGTCCGGGTACCCGTTTGGCGGGCCTGCATTAAACATGCGGCTGTCTGCTGTTTTGACTTTTCCGGTGTTTGTTCGGAAAATCAGGCAATCATGCCGCGAAACGGCCAGCATAATGTTAGATTGTATTTCGTGTTCAGTTGTCATTGCGCCTCCGTTTGGGCGGATGCTTGGGCGGATGCCCTAATCGCTGTATCCCTTGCGGCCGTATGGGTTCAGCCTGTATTTTTTCATTTGGGCGGATGAATCGAAAAAGAGTTCTCCATACATATACGTATATGGCTATTTACGTTTTACATATATACTTTTATTTAATTCATCTGCCCATAAAAGAAAAAGAGTATTAAACCCTTACGGGGACTAGGTTTCGGCGAAAAATTCATCCGCCCATTCATCTGCCCAAATTGCTAGTTTCGGAGAAAGGCTAGTCTTGAGTCCTGTTTGAGTCGTAAACCGACATAAAACCGATTACCGCTCTTCTTGTACTCAAACTTATTCTTCATTTCCGAACTAAATTTCTGCTTACGCATTTTATATTCGTCATTTTCGTCAGCCCACTGCTGGTAAGCCTTGAACGCTTCGCCTGCCGGCAGCATGTAATCAGGCCCTTTCTCACAGCAATCGCGGGCAAATAACTCGATAACGTCCATTTCTGTGCGATATGCCTGACTGGCCTTAGCAATACTGTCTGGCATCTCCAGCCCCTCTCTCTGCCACTTGAGGGCACCGTCAATCGCCCAGTTCAGAATGCCGATAGACTCGCGTTCGAGCTTGTAAGTGAGCTTTTTGTCCACCTTGTCGAGCGGCACCTGAATCGTAAATGGTACTAGCATGAGTCGCCGCCAGATACCGTCATCAGTGCCGCGAATAATTGGCTTGTGATTAGTAGCAAGCCACAGTTTAAACTGTGGATTAAATTCGAATTCTGACCCGTACAGGAAACGTGCAGTGACCCGATCGCCACCGGTGAGTTCCTTGATTAAGCCTTCATCCAGCCGCACACCTTCATTGGGTTCGCTGGCCGTCACTAGCCGCGCGCCTTGCAGACGGGCAATGTCGGAATTGGCACCACTCGTGGACTGCTGAATCATCAGCGACTTAGCCTGCATCGTCCGGCTGTACGTACCGGCAATGTGCTTGAGTGTGTCCATGAATACGGACTTACCGTTGCGGCCATTACCGTACAGGATGAACATGACCTGCTCTTCGACAGAACCTGTTAGAGAGTAGCCAATAGCTTTCTGAAGGTAATCGATCAGTTCCTGGTCGCCGCCGAACGTCTGGTTCAGAAATGCTAGCCACTCTGGACAATCGGTCTTATCGGAATACTCAACGCCAGCTTCCTTAGCAAACATCTTCTTAATGTTGTGTTCGTGGAGCTGACCGTCTGTGAGGTCTACATAGCCGTTAAGCGTGTTCATTAGCATCGTGTCACTGTCGAATTCTTCCGGCATGACTGGCACAAGGTGCTTGAGTTCTTCGAGCATGTTTTTCTTGCTACGGTTAGCACGTGATTTCGTAATGAACCCGTGCCATTTCTTGTCGGCCTCTTCCGGTTTAACTTCCTGCGGAACGACATGTTCTTCGTTCTTCAAGTCGGCGATAACACTGTCAGCCATTGACTCAATCAGTCCGCGCTGGTCGAGTTCCCAGAAGCTGCCATTATAGGCGTACCAAGCTTTGTCCACGTACGACCAGTGAACAACATCACCGTAGCGATCCATAAAGCGCAATGCGTTACCGGTGTCATCCCACGTGTGGGGTGGGTAGACTTTCGGTTTAGCTGCGTCCCCCAGAAAATTCAGGAAATATATTGGTTTCTCGCGTTTAGGCGTGTAGGTTTCGTTGGTGTCGTTAATCGCCCGATTAAGCGTGGCTATCCCGTACGTGGTCTTACCGCGTTTCTCATCCCACTTGTCACGCATGAGCGCTGACTGGCGGAAAATACTGTCCATGCGGCCGAAGTCCTTCGCACACCAGAATGCAAGCGCGTTAGCGAATGCGATGTCGGCTTCGGATTGACTGGTATAATCGTTCTCCCAGCCGCCAGTAAGAAACTTGCGAATCTCACCGCCGTTCTTAGCTGCCAGCATTTTGCCGATAATCTCACTCTCACTCATCGTGGACGGTAGTGGTTGGTTTGGCGTGCTGGTGTGCATTGGCACGACCTTTTTTGGCTCGAGATACTTTGTATACAGTCGCTTGAGGTCGGCGGGGTCGGGTTCGTTAATGTCATGCGCGGTTCCGATTGCGTCCCCAGTCATGGCAAAGAAGCGACCTGAATCGTACATTTCGACATTGGCTTTGCGCCGCCGGTCGCCAGGAATCTTACCTTTGATGATGATGTGAATGCCTTCACCAGACATAGACTTTTCAGTGTAGGACTTCGTGGCACTCATAAACTCCCATGCGATGTTGTCTGTGACGTCCCCACTCTCTAAACGCGTAAGGTCAGTGCTGATATGGTCAATGTCGATACCGGCGTAGCCGTTGGCGAAGAAGAATGCCAAGCCGTCCATGTTATAGGCGGACAGCGCCGTCATTGCCGTATCAAAATCTACCCACTGACTAGGGTCTGTAGATGACGTTCTGGTACCTGTCAGCGCCGAGTACGGTATCTTGGTGTACTTACCCTTATCCGGTTTCCAAATGCGACTGTAAAGCCCCCAGAGGGGTTGACCGCGTAGTTCGGTCGGAATTGCTTCATACATTAAATTGCCTCGTTAGAATGGCAGGTCAGACGAGTCAATATCGACAACCGGTGCTGACTGCGTCGGCGCGCTCTGTGCATCGTCCTTACCGAACTTATGTCCCAACTGTGGGAACTTCGTCTGACGTACGTTCCATGGCGCTACCGTGTTTTCTTCACGACTCTCGCCGTTGTATTCAGCTGTTTCCTTCTTGACGTATACTTGCACTGGCTTGTGCTCGAACTGGGCACAGAAGTCTTCCACGCTGTTAATCTGGGTGCCTTCTGGTACGCCGACAGCTTCAAGCAGTAATTGCAACTGATCCATAGCGTAGGTGTATTCCATCGCGCCGGTTTCAGGGTTCCGCAAGTTGCGCTTCCAGTTATCCATAAAGACGTGGCGGTTGCGGTACTTCTTGTTAGCTTCACTCGCCCCGTCAAGGTCGTTGCGGACGACTAAGTCGAGCTGGAGTGATTCCTTGCCGTTCTTAGTTGCACGCTCCGTTGCGTGATTAATGACCATTTCGTACTCGCCAGTTGGCAGCGGGTCGTAGCCGTCGTGACGGTCATTATTTGCGTAATTCGATGTGATGTTAAAAGACATTAGTTAATTCCTCCTATGCCCGCAGCATGCCACGGGTCTTTGCTTGATAGAATGCCCACCCGTTCTTGTAGCCGCGTGCCTTGGCTATCCCTTGCAGGTCGGTCAGGTCACGCGCTTCACTAGGTTGCATTCGCATGTAATCGATATTTTCGTAGTCGGCGCGAATCTCGAAAGCTTTCAGTTTCTCCAGCTTCGCGCTCTCATCGACTTCGATTTCCTTCTGGGCAGCTTTAATCTCGCCACCACAGATTGGACACTTGCTGTATCCGGCTGGGATAACCGCAAAGCATTGTGGACAGGTTGTAATTGCTGGGCCGGTGCTCTTACCAGATTTCTTAGACTTATCACGGTCTTCAAGCGTCCACTCTCTCTCGGCATCCGGCAGTCCGAATCGGTAAGCATTTGCTACGTGGTCAATAATCACAGCGCGTTTATCAGGCTGATATCGCATGCAACGCATGGACTGCTGGACATATAACACCAGTGACGCGGTAGGCCTAAGCATAATCACACATGAACACTCCGGTACGTTAAATCCTTCACTGACCAAATCATAATTGCATAACACTTGCGTCTTACCGTTCTTAAAGTCAGCCATAATCTGCTCGCGCTCGGCGGTAGGTGTCTTCCCATTTGCTTCGGCACTGGGGATACCAGCCGAGTTAAACTGCTCACATACTCGCTTGGCCTCTTCCACGCTGTGTGCATACACGATTGCTTGCCGTCCATCCGCCAGTCGCCGATAGTGGCTAATGACATCCCCGAACACAATTTTCTTACTGGCCTCATCGGTCGATTGCTTACTGTAATCACCTGTGGATGATTTCTTGAGCCGTTCCACATCAATCAATGTCGGCGCGTAGTAATCAAACGGTGCCAGAAACTTATGCTGAATCAGCCAACTGACGGTCGGACCTTCAATCATGTCTTCATACACCGCTCCGAGCCCCTTGCCAGATAGTCGCCATGGTGTGGCCGTAAAGCCTAATCGCGGCACATCTGCGTAGTAGTCGTAGATACGCTGGTACGTTTTGGCTAGACCGTGGTGCGTCTCATCCGTTATGATCAGTGCCGGTTTTGGTGTATCGTCCAATCGATGAATTAACCGACCGACCGTCTCAATTGTGCAGAGAGTGAGCGGTACATCGTTAGCAACGAACGAAGTGGTAATCTGTTCCTTGAGTTCCTTGCGATGTACCAGGAACATCACCCTCCCTCCGCGTTCGGTGGTGAGCCGCGCAATTTCAGCAATCACAACGGACTTACCGGAACCGGCAGGCGATACAATTAGGACTGACTTATTCCCCCGTGCTAGGCTTTGCCGCGCCTGATTGACCAGTTTCGTCTGGTACGGATGCAGTGTGTACATCACCCTCACCTCCGAACTTGAATAGGTCTTCGATGGCACAGGACTTGCGGTTGTCGAGGCGGTTCTTGGCAAAAATGGCATCTGTGCCTTCCAGAATCACTCCGCGGCCGCTTGTCTTTGGATTGACCATCACACGACCGACAACATCGGTTAGTCCTAGCAGGCCGTCACGAACGCTATTACGAATTGAAGGTGCATACTGACTAAATGCCTGTCCGCTTTCGGTGGTAATGTCGCGGGTGTTTTCCCATGCGGTTACGAGTACATTCATCGGTGCGTCCATAAAAATCGTGGTCATAATGCGGGCGAAGTAGTTGTTCCACCGACTGTAGTCCTGGAGTTCGTTACCAATGCCGTTCTTGGAATTGCGGCCCATTTCGACGAACCAGTCCTTCTCCAACGCGGACACATTGTCCACGACTAGATTGTCGTAGCCTTTGTAACTGCCGAGAATGGTCAGAAAATCGGTCAGCTCTTCAGATGGTTTCTTGCGATTGAATGGCTGAATGTCTACGTTCGGAACGCCGGCAAGAACCTTAGAACTATCATCTAGGTCAAGCACCAGCGTCTTACCTGCGAGGTTCCGAATGGCAGACGTCTTGCCGACACCCGGCTTGCCGTAAATTAATACGCGCCAGTTTTTCGCGCGATCGATCGCGGTTGCGTGTTTGATTGGTTGCATCATTCCACCTCCGTGTTAGGGTCATCAACGAAGGTCGTGTTTTTAAGCCCGAAGTTGACCAACGCAGTTAGAAGCGGGCCAATCTTAACGTTGTTTTCTTCGGCGGTCTGCTTAAGCAGGCGGTACGTATCCAT